ATGAGTTTTGCAAAGAAGTATAACAAATGGAAAGAAAGAATTTTTGACATTGATATTAAAGACTTCCGCTTTATGAGTATGGAAGACGTGTTTAAGAATTTTGGAGAAAATACAATTAAGGTTGACGGACTTTACATCAACACAAAAAGCGATTATGGCGAACACCCGGTAGTAATCAATGTTGATGACGGACTGCTGATCGACTTGCCACAGCACATGACAGAAGTAGCGGAAGAAATTCTTAAGGACAGTGAATCTATTTCACTTATCAAAAAGGGATATGTCGGCTTACGCGCCCAGAAATATAGCAGCAAGAAATACAAGAAAACTTGCTATAGTGCAGAATGGGTTGATATGTAATGACGGATGAAAAAAAGATAATTTCCGAAAATCCACGTCAGCTTTTTGCGAATATGAATAAGCGGTTGAAACGTATGACCGCTTATTTAGGGGAAGAACATGACTCGATACAGTTGTTAAAGCACCAGCTTGACATGATATACGGTTATGAGTCCATCGGTGTTCCAACTTTTAAAACAAGAGGATTGTCGGACGCGAAAAAAGAACAGTTGTTACAAGTTGCTGAAACGTATAAAAACTCAGGCTACAGCACAAAAACAGGAATTAAAAAAAGTTTACAGAATAGAGGTTTTAAAGTATTCAGTCAGAACATGAGTCAATCACAAGTTATTTTTTGGGATACGGTTTTTTCTTCTCCGTCTTGGGGAAGAATAAAAGAGTTGTTTTACGAGGATTCCGACAGAGCAGTGGCGACAGCGGAACGTGTGGAACAGTTCACCGAAAATCCATATTCTCTTGAGGACATTTTTTCAGTTTGGTCTAGTATTGCAAAAGAAGATAAGCCGGATTTTAGAAAGAGTGTCGATACAGTTCTACAGAAATGGACTAAACTTGACGAGGATAAAAGAAATAATACAAACTTTAAGGATTTTGTATTAAACATTATGACAGGATTGTAAAGCATGTGTAATTACAATATTAGAGATTCACCATTATCAGAAATTGAGTTCCACACTCATTATTTTAAAAAGAAAAACAGAGCCGATATTGTCAATGACGATATAATGTGTTTTGATATTGAGACTTCCAGCGGATTCTTGCACAAGGATAGCAATATCATTGAACCGTATTCCGGAAAGAGCAAAAAATATTATGAGCAGTGTAAAAAATTTGCCATATGTTATGTATGGCAGTTCTCAATAAATGATAATGTTTTTTGGGGTCGTACGCTGGAAGATTTTAAAGATTTTCTGCAAGATCTTGAATACTACGAACCTCACAAGAAAATAGTTTATATCCATAATTTTTCTTATGAGTTTCAATTTCTGATAAACGTCTTGCAATTCGATTATGTTTTTGCAAGACAGGCAAGAAAACCGTTGTTCGCGGAATGGAGTACCTATCAGTTCCGTTGTAGTTATTTCCTAACAAATATGAGTTTGGGAGTGTGGGCTGAACAAAGAAAACTTCCGGTAAAGAAGTTGGTCGGAAACTTGGATTATACAGTTTTGAGAACACCGAAAACACCACTCACACAGAAAGAACTTGAGTATTGTTTTAATGACGTATTGGTTATGTATTACGGATTAACACAGTACAAAGAAAAATACGGTCATATGATTGACATACCGTTTACCCAAACAGGTGAGGTACGAAAAGAAGTAATTGAACGCATGAACGTGAGCAGTGAGTACAAATATAGGAAACGCTGTGTGAAATTGATACCGAACACAATAGAAGATTATTCGTTGCTGTGTAACTGTTTTATGGGTGGTTACACACACAGCAATTCAGTTCACACAAACGTTGAACTCGATAACGTATATAGTAAAGATATAGCGTCTAGTTATCCAACGGTAATGTGCCTTGAAAAGTACCCAATGACGTATTTTGAAGAAACTGTACCATGTGACGATTATTTTTACAATGATAACTACAGTTATATAATAACGTTCGACGTCGAACATTTACGCTCAAAACGTTGGAACACTTGGTTGTCATTCTCCAAATGCTTAAAGATAAAAGGTTATTCGCTGGACAATGGTAGAGTATTAAAAGCTGATTACGTTCAACTGTCACTGACAAACGTTGATTATGAAATGTTTCTGCAATGTTACGATTTTGACGGAGAGCCTAATATCATAGATTTTCGCGTGTCAAGTAACGATTATCTTTCATCCACTTTTGTAAAGTATATCTTGGAATTATACGGAAATAAAACCACATTAAAAGGTATAAAAGAAAAAGAGCCGTTGTACATGAAATCCAAGCAGTATATAAATTCTTTGTATGGAATGATGGTTACAAAAAACATTACAGATACGATTGAGTTTGAAGAAGACAGGTGGAGAAAAGAGTTATTGAATGAAAGTAATTTTTACACAAAGATTGCTAGTGAAAAGAAAAAATTATCAAAAACGTTTGGCGCTTTTCAGTTTGGTGTATGGGTAACAGCCTATGCAAGACGTAACTTATGGAGAGGTATTCTTGCGCTTGACTACAACGTTGTATATTGTGACACGGACAGTATAAAGCATTTAGAATGTGATTCAATTTTCTTTACTGATTATAACAAAGAGATAGAAGAACGTGAAAATGCACGTGCCGACATGTTGGGAATACCTAGAGAGTCATTCAGTCCAAAAGATAAGAAAGGTGTTCAACACCGACTCGGGATATTTGATGATGACGGTGAATATAAACAATTTAAGACTCTAGGTGCAAAAAAATATTGCTACTTAGATTATGATAATCAGTTACACATGACCGTTTCCGGTGTAAGAAAAAGCGCAGTATCACAATTACATTCATTATCGGATTTTAAGGACGGTACTGTGTTCGACGTCGAACATGCTCAAAAACTTATTATGAGTTATGTGGACGATATGCCCCCGATTGTTTGGAATAGAGGACAGGAAGATGAATTTTACAGTGAATACAAGCACGGTATATGTGCACAGCCTACAACATACAGTTTAGGACTGACTGATGATTATGAAACAATTTTAGCAATGGTGCAGAATAAAAGAGAGGTGACATCCATTTTTGAAAACGAAACAGAAATATTATAATATAGATAACTTGTTATCGAAAAAAGCTATGTATAATATGCTTTTGGGAGAACGTTCCAACGGTAAAAGTTACGCAACAAAGTATGTTGCTTTGTGGGAATCGTACCATGAAAAAGACATCCGAACCAAACAACCGAAAAAACGTTGTGAGTTTGCCTACTTGCGTAGATGGCGCGATGAAATTAAATCACGTGATGTAGAATTATACTTTTCCGATATGCCTATTACAGAAATAACAGACGGTATGTTTGAGAGTGTAAGAGTGTACAGAGGTGATATATATTTAATCCATGAAGAAGAAGAAAAAATACTCGACAGGAAAAAGATAGGGTCAGCGTTTTCACTGACTTCCGCAACACATTATAAGTCATTAGCTTTCCCTAAAATCGGAAATATCATTTTCGAAGAATTTATAACCGACAGTGGTTACATTGCTAATGAGGTTCGAAGTCTTATGGATATTATATCAACTATAGCAAGACGTGACTACGTTAGAGTGTTTTTGATAGGTAATACAATATCTCGATTATGTCCTTATTTTGAGGAATGGCAGTTGACGCATATTAAAAATCAGAAACAGGGAACTATTGAATTGTACCGTCAGTTTACAAACCAATACGACGAAAAGACAGGCGAACCTATTGTGGTTACAATCGCAGTCGAGTATTGTGAAAACACCGGAAATCAATCGAAAATGTTTTTCGGAAAAAAATCAGAAATGATAACAACTGGAGTATGGGAGACAGATTCTTTTCCACACCTACCGGAAAAGCTAGAACATTATGATGTTTTATATCAGATTTATTACAAGTATACAAGTTTTAAATTTATGATAAACCTTGTAAGACACAAAGAAACAAAAGAAACTTTACTTTACGTTTATCCAGCAACCAAAAACATATCTAAAAAGTGCAAAAGAATAGTGACAGATGATTTTACAACCAACCCGCTAGCGACTTGCAACTTGACAGATCTACTCCGTTATGATACTGTAGTAATGGACATGATAAAAAACAAACGGATAGCGTTTAGTGATAATTTATGTGGTACAGAGTTCACGCAAATTAAAAAAGAGAAAGGAACGTATTAAAATGAGAAGTATTGACGCTTTAATCCCACCAACCGCAGAAGATAATAGCGCTAAATTATCCGAGGATAACTCCGCTACAATCAAAGCAATTGAAGCAATGGCGACCACCATGAAAGAAGTGGTTGAAAGTTCGACATCGAACACAAATAAAACGCTGGAAACTTTCAAGTCAGCGTTTGATAAACAGTTTACCACATCGCAAAGCGATGATGATAATAAAAAATTAACAGGCTCACTAGAGCCGGACAGCGGTTCAGACAAACCAGAAAGTGAGGACTAAAATATGAGTACAGTAAACCAGATTTATGCCTTAATTAACGAGATAGCAAAACAAACATTCGGAGAGAGTGCAGTAACAGTAACCGACACATCTACTCTTGTGGCGTTGGGTGATAAAGTTTTATCATCGGACGTTGACACGGATAAGTTCGCTAAAACATTAGTAGACAGAATCGGCAGAACAATTTTTTCTATCCGCAGATACACGGCAAGCGGTGACGATGGACTTGTAAAAGAACCTTTTGAGTACGGTTGTATTGTTCAGAAAATTTATGTCGATTTACCAGAAGCAAAAGAAAACAAAGCGTGGGAAATTGGAGAGGATTCTTACACACCATCTTTTGCCCCGATTATTAAACCATCCATCAAACAAAAATTATTTGAAAAAATGGTCACATGGGAAATTGATGTTACAATTCCAGACTTTATGTTTAAAACTGCATTTACATCCGCTCAAGGTGTCGCAACTTTGATTGATGCTATTTTTACCACAATGGATAGTTATATGGAAATTGCGTTAGAAAATAACAAAAATCTTACACGTGCAACGTTTATTGCAAATAAGTTAAACACAGGAAAACCATGTGGAAAACACAACTTATTGTCAGAGTATAACACATTGACAAATGCAAGTCTTACTGTGGCAAGTTGTCTTCGAGATATTGGGTTCTTGAAATGGGCAAGTCAGCAAATCAATTTATGGGCTAGTCGAATGAAAAAAATGAGTGTGCTTTTTAACGATGAAAATTACAAACGGCATACACCAACGGCAGACTTGGTTGTAAATGTTTTACAGGATTTTGACAGCGCATTGGTGTCTTATTTGGAGTCCGACACCTATCACAATGAAATGGTAAAAATTGCGAATACATATAGCACTTTACCATATTGGCAAGGTACCGGTACAACTTATGGTTTTGAAGATACCTCTAAAATTCATATTAAATTAGATGATAAAACCACAATCGAGCAGTCCGGTGTTATTGCGGTAATGTATGACCGTGATGCAATGGGGGTTACAATCACAAAAAGGAATGGAACTACAGAACGTAACAACCATGACGAATATACTAACTATTACAACAAAGCAACATACGGATATTTTAACGATATGTCCGAAAATGGTATTGTGTTCTATATTGCAGAATCTGAAAATTTACCCGACGTCGGAGTATAATGTTCGACGTTGAACAATTTAATCGACGTCGGACTATAATGTTCGACGTCGAACAATTTAAAGTGAGGTGTATATATGTTTTTATCTACTTATTGCGACAGTCTTAAAAATATAAAAAAAGAAGAAAAAGAAGAAATGAAACTACCGTTATCAATTTCTTATTGGACTGATATGCTTTTTGAAAAAGCCATAAGAATTTTTGAGTGGAGTGGTGACTTACCTTTCCCACAGAAAGAAATTGAAATGCGATTATTATTATATGGTTATTGTGGATATATAAATGACACAGCCGTAGGGGAAATGGTTTCAATAGGGGGAATGAGCACACCAACACAGTATTGGGATGAATTTAAAAACTTTACTTATGCCGCGGCAACTGCTAACGGTGGTACTAGAAAAATAGGTGAAGATTGTGTTATCATAAACAATACAGCATTAAGAAATCCATTATATCCAATGATTAAACGTTATGCAAATTTATTAGCGCATACCGATGTATCATTAAAAATGTCTCTTGTAAACTTGCGTGTTAAAAATATTATTTCTACAGATTCACAGACAACCGCTGATAGTTATCGCGCCATGTTTGATAAATTTTATAACGGTGATATTGACGCGATATTGGATGATGGATTATTGAAAAGGGGCAACGGTGGTATTGACAATCTTGCTTTAACGTCTAGTGGATCTCTAGGGGTAATGGATTGTATTGACGCAAGGAACGAGTTATTGCGTATGTTTTTTAATGAGATTGGTGTACGATACAACCGTGATAAAAAAGAAAGAATGATTGAGTCAGAAGTTGAAAATGACGAACAAATGTTACTGTTAAATATCAATGATATGCTTAAACAGCGAAAAAAAGCGTGTAACGAGATAAATAAGATTTTTAACAAAAATATTTCCGTTGAATTATCACCGGAATTCAAAATTATAGAAAAAGAAAGTGGGTGACGATAATGCTAACAATTAGTCAATATATAACGGAAAATAGTGTACTTCCTTTTTCCAATTCTGATTTTGCACAAAATGGTTATGAACCATTAAGCAGTGGAGATTTCCAAGGGATGCTAACGGAATGGATAAATTTTAATCACGGAGAATTGCAAGTTCGTGCTACGGTTGAAAACTCATTGGAAACGGACGTTACTACAATTCAGAAAATGGTTGTAAATTTATACAAAGTAAAGAAATATACATATGAGCGTTTGTATAATTCTACTTTATTAAAATACGAGCCTATCGAAAATTATGACAGATTGGAAACAATAACGGACAGCACTATAAAAGATACAACCGGAAGTACCGATTATGGGGTGCAAGGTACAACATCTAGTACAACCTCTAGTAGTGCGGATGGGGCTCAAAAAAATGATAATACAACCGCAGAAAAAATGGAGTACGGAGAGACAACAACTGTTATAAAGGATAAATTAACAAAGTCTGGAAAAGAAAGAAGCACAGACAACGGGAAAAAAGTTTCTGAACGTAACGTAGCACCGTATGACTCCGAAACTTACTATAATCAAGAAAAAACAACTGATTCTTTTGATAACTATTCTCATGTAAATGAATTGTTAGATAGAATTGATGAAACAAATAGCACAGTCAATGTTCCTACAAAAACCGATAATAAAACTACAACCGTTGTAGAAAATATCGGAGAAAAAACAAACACACAAACATCAACATCCCAGCAACAGCAACAAGCGCACACAGATACGGTAACAGGAAAAGAAGAAGTGACATACAAACATGAAAACCGTACTCACGGAAATATTGGAGTTACCACCAGTCAGCAAATGCTGGAATCAGAAAGAGAAGTTGCACTTTTTAATTTTGTTGGAATTATAGCGCATGATATTATAAAACTGATAGCAATTTGTATATATTAAAGTTCGATATCGAACAATAAAGGATGGTGAAATATGAGTGATATTTTACATTTAAGCGTTTTAACAACTAGAACTGATAAGCGTTATCTTGTTAAAACAAGTAATGAAATAACAACAAGAGAAGTAAGACTAAAATCGGGTAGTAGTATTATTAACCCAATTTTGATAATGAAAAAACTTTCTGATTCTCACATAAGACAATTCAACTATGCGTTCATAAAAGAATATCAACGTTATTATTTTGTGAATGATATTACAGAAATGAATGGAGAACTTATAAGCGTGTCTTTACACGTAGATGTATTGAGTAGTTTTTCTAATGACATAAAGGGATTGAGTTGCTTAATTATTCGACAAGAAAATTTAAACAACCCTTATTTTGTAGATGAAGAAGTAATGACACGGGTGAAAAGGATAAGAGAAAAGAAAAATATTGGTGTAATTGGTGAAAATGTAACTAATTATTATTTAACTGTAAATAATGGGGGGTTGTAATATGAGCGATAGTTACTGGAACGAAATAAACCAAAATACAACCAACGTTGCTAAAGGTTTTATTGATAGTATGATAACAAAT